GTTTCCCAGTCACGATCGGGGGTGATGAACTTTCGGCACAGCGCGTTATGCGGCGCTGCGGCGGCATCCAGCTGGAAACAGAACTCAGCATTAAGGGAAGCAAAGAGGGCTGGAGGAGTGCGCCAGAGATCGCGCTGGTCGAACGGGGTTTTACTTCCGCCATAATCACCATTCGTCTTCTCGGTTGGAAGCTCTGCGGAGATGCGATCTCCGATCCAGCGCATTACCGGCACCGCCATGCTGTTGCCGATCGCCTTGTAACGGTGTCCGTTGCCCACTGACTTACCCCGATATTCAATCAACGTGTGTCCATCAGGAAAACCCTGCAAGCGCTCACATTCTATTGGAGTAAGGCGACGAACGGCGAGTTGGTGTGTGACAGCAAGGTCAGTAGCATCTTTATAATCGCGGGCTTTGCATGTCGAGGCGGTTTCATCATCTGCATATTCCCCAAACGCGGTCATCCTGAATGCCTTCTGTTGGGAATAAGCTACTGCCCCCTCAAAACCACCACCTTTTTCCCGTGCCTTTAAGGTTCCGAACAGTTCGTGTGCGGCGTTCTGTTCTTCGTCAAGACCAATACAAACCAGGCCGCTGCCGCGCTGGCTGAACAGCTCCTGATTGCTCTGGCCTATTCCTCCGATGTTGTGTGATTGGTTAAGTGTTGGATGTGCGTTTGCTGGATTGTCCCAGTGACTACCGACTTTAACGCTGCTTCCAGTAGTGGCGGGAGTGACTTCCCACGCTTCTCTGCACGGCGCAGTATCCCTTCGCACGCCTTCGGACTCAAAAAGAACTCTTGCGGGATTGAAGTCTGTTCTAGCACTTGCGACAACAAACACACGGCGGCGTCGTTGGGCCACTCCGAAAAATTGAGCATCAAGGACGCGCCAGGCAATAACCCTTTCTGGTCCAGACACACAACCTGCGTGCGTCCATTTTTCCCCTGCTGGCTGCAACTCACTGCTTTCTCCGGCAAGTCCTGCCAGAAAGCACCCGAAGGCATTGTCTTTGCTGCTGAGCACGCCGGGGACGTTTTCCCAGACGATGATTGATTCTGGTTCACCGCGTTCGCGGCGCTTTGCGTCGATTGCATTGGCTAATTCCACGTAAGAGAGGGTTAACTGGCCGCGGTCATCAGACAGACCTTCGCGTAAGCCGGCGATGCTGAATGCCTGGCAAGGCGTGCCGCCGACCAGAACGTCAGGTGCTTCGACATCACCAGCGCGCACCGCATCGGCAATTTTGGTCATGTCGCCGAGGTTGGTTACTTCCGGCCAGTGACATGCTAGGACAGCAGAGGGGAAGGGTTCGATTTCAGAGAACCAGGCGGGTTTCCAGCCGAGAGGTTCCCATGCTTTACTAGCAGCTTCGATGCCGCTGCACACGCTTCCATATTTCATGATGCACGCTCCGGATCGTTAATTTCCCAGCCATTCCGCTCGATATTTACCTGCAGCCGCTTATCTCCGACCTCTTCGATACTCCTGCCGGTAATCTCTGCTACTTCTGCGTTGGTGTAGCGCATGAGTGCAGCAAGTTCACATGAAGTCCATTCACGCATAGTTAATCCTCCGGAGCGTGCCAGTGAGTTGCGCTTGCTTCTTACTGAGTAAATGGAGCGCCCGGTTGCTGTTGCTATCTCTTCCACTGAGAATCTACCGAACAGATATAGCTCGGCTGCCGTCCATGGCTTTCCAGTCATCCTGCTGATAAGTGGTGCGCCGATTCTTGATGCCTGGCGAGCGACTGCCGATTCGGAGCGTTCAAGCTTTTCTGCGATAACCTGAACCGACATTGTTCTGCCAACTTCATGCAGAAACAGGTTTTCCCACGGTTGCCAAATTTCGCTCATGAAACCTCCATGATTCTCTTTTTGGTTTCTGCTACGAGATTTATGAAGTCAGCACGGCGTGAGCGAAGTCTTTCTATTTCTTCTACGCATTCACTGGCTGTGAGGCGATACACGGCGAGTTGCTTACCGTCAGGGAAGTCAGAGCAATAACTTACAAAGTCCACCCACTGGCGTCCTGAACAGTCCAAATGACCAACTAACTGCCACCTGTATGCCGGGTCGAATGAGCCACGAGTTAGCGTGGAGTAATGTGTAGCGGCGATAACTGATTTAATCTCGATGACACCATCACTACCAATCAGTCCATCAGGACTATCGCCATACGTTTCATGATCGAAGAACCCGCCATTATCTACGTCGACGAAATTCATTTCCTCGTATAGCATCCTTGCTATAGGTTCTTGCTCGTGACCGCGTTCCATATGCTCATTGGTAAAACTAAACTCGGATTTGCATCCCTTAATCTGTTCCAGTGCAAGCTGAAGGGCGTAGCGCTTGGCGGGTTCTCCAAACGCCTTTCCGTCATTAGCCATGATTATTCCGTAATTGGAAGCGGTAGCCTTCCCAAGCCTTAACGCATCCCATTCATCGCCATTCTGCTCAACGTCATGCCATATCATGCTGAGCACTCCTTAATTAGCTGTTGACGATGCGCCTCTGAGATATCCATTCTCGACATAACAGCAGTAAGATTCCCATCACGCTTAAACGCTGCTTTGGCGTTGTTCCATGCCTGCGTTTTATCTGGAGTGAGCGATGGCTTTGTTACTCGTGCCGGGCTGATTCGTAGGCCTTCTACGGACTCCTTTCCGAAACGAACATTTTTATCAACGAACACCGTGACTTTCACGCCAGCCCAATCTTCGAGAAACGGGGATCCGGTAATAATCTTCAGCATCTTGCTGTTGGTGGCATTAAGAATCATTGGCTTTAATTTTTCCCCTGGCCGCAGCTCTTTTTCTTCGAAATAAGCTGTGTTGAAAACGTCTTTTGTCTTTTTGGTTTTATCGTTTTCGAGAACTGCGCGGGAGATGGTGAGAATGGTTGGTTCAACGATATCTGCACTACTTAAATAAGGCGAATCGAATGCCTTCCTGTAATGAGTTTTCTGTTCGCTCATCGTTACTGTCCCTCATCAATATCTGTTTGGTGGCGAGCAATTGTCTCTGCCATATAACGAATAAATTCAGCGGCCTTTTCCTGAAACTCGACGTCATCATCGAACGCTTTTGAAATTGCCTTCCTGCTGGCACCGCGCCGTTGCAACTCGTCAACGCACAACGATTCCAGCTTGCTCTGTGGCAATCCTTTTTCGAGGTCATCAGCCAGTTCAGATTCACGCTCTTCTCTGGCTATTTGCTGATAATGGCGCGTCCAGTTCTGCGCCTCGATACGGTCTTGAACGAGATATGCAGCCATAATTGACTCCTGAAATTTGGTTGTGCGCTTCCCGTCTGCGATAGCCGGACGAGTAGGGGAATTTGGTTGGGATTTATTATTCGGTTGGTGGTTCTGGTAATGGCATCCAGTGAGTTGCATGGCAAGTTATTTCATCGCCATCATTATCTCTGTCATAGCAAAAATCATTTGATAGATTGAGATACGCCAATAAAATTTCATTTGGGTTATTCGTATAAATCAACACGTCACTGTACTTATCAGGCATCCTCTCGGTGCACTTAATCCATCCCATAATTCACTCCCTGTACCATGGGAAACCAATTGCTGCCTTCATATCGTTGTAGGCCGACATCCACATAACCGAATCACCCAGATAACGAGCGATTACCGCTTTGCTCTGAGCCGCTCTGAGCATGTTGTGATTAATCATGATTTACCCTCCACCTGCTGCAATAAACCGGCTAAATCCATCTGCCAGCGGTTCATTGTGATTTTCTCGCGAGGTTTATCGACTGATGAGAGTTGCCACTCGTCGTCGTTGAGTTTTGATGCGTGGTAATGCTTGCCGTTGTGGGTGACTGTCATGATGCTTTCCGCTTCTCTTTAATGTCGGCGCGGAGATGAATTTCATCACCGTTCGGCAGAGGGATAATCAGAATGTCATCACGAGAAACCATCAGGTGCGCAACTGCGAAAATAGCTCCGTCAGTAACATCAAATTTCTCACCCACAAAATTTCGAACACCATCTGTTTTTGTGGCTTTAGAGCGGCCAGCAAAAATACGCCTTGTTAATCCAGAAAAGCCCACCGTAATTGGATTGTTCATAATCATCTCCAGAACGTTAAATACTGCTTTCATATCTACCCACACTCATTGAATGCGGAGAGATATAAAAAATCCGCTTGTTAGGCGGCTCTTAGCTTATTGACGTAATTCATGCACGCTGTGGGACTGCATGTTCGCCATGTAGTTTTGTGTTGCATGCGTCTACTTGGCGGGTAATAAGCAACCGTTCCTTGTGGCGTACGGAATATCAGGGTGTTTTCTCCCTCTTCGAACTCAACTCCGTTGCGCTGAAAGAACGATTTCATCCCATCATGAGCTGAGTTTCGTGCAATCCTTCGCCGCTCTTTTAGTTCCGTCTTCATGTCTCGCCAAAACTCACCCATTGTGTAATCATCGTCTTCCATCGCCTTACCCTCTTAGCTAATAAAAAGGCCGCCAGTTAGGCAGCCTGTTGTTTCTTTTGGTTTTCCAGTTCTCTGGCAATCATCGCTGTAGTTCTAATTGCCCACCGGTCAACGTATTTTCCATCTTCGATAACAAGCGCCATTTCTTCCGGCTTAACCATGCACTCGGCATCAAGCTTGCAGCCTTTGCATCTCTCGAACTGACCACACCATTGATTGGTTTCAATAGTCGTATTCATATGGGTAATCCTGGTATTGCTCCATCACGTCAGATGGATGGTCTTCAAATTCTTCAATATCTTCGTCCATTGCCTCACCTCTAAATAAGTGGAGTAGATTTACCGCGTGACTTCTGCACGGCATGAATTTTGTTTCCGAACGGGTTAGCGTCTTTGTACCAGGTGCGATGATTCTTGCGTTCAACAGCTTCAGCGCGTCTTTCCATCTCCTCGCGATACTCAGCCAGCACCGTTAAATCAATCGGGTTCACAGCGCTTTCTACGCGTGATTTCGGATTGCGAGTCAGTGAGAGAACAGGGCGGTTATCTGGTTTGGCGCTCACCCCAACTAACAGGGGATTTGCAGCTTTCCATTCGGCCTGTTTTTCTGCGCGGCGTTCGCGGCGTCGTGCTTGTGCATCCATTGTGAATCTCCTGTCAGTTAGCTTTGGTGGTGAAGGCCGGACGTTACCCCGGCGATGTGTTCAAGGTCGGACGAAACCGAACTCTCTGGGCCACCTGCCTGCCCAATCGTGAAATACGATGCGCTCACGTAGACGCTGTGCGTGTCACCGATTTCCCACGCCGCTTCACCCCAAAGCTTTCTGCTTTGAATGCTGCGCTTTTTCAGCGCCAGATTTTTAAGAGCATCACCGTCCTGGTGAGTAGTGCGTCCTGCTGATGGGTCTAATATATGCGTTATGCGCAAATTCGTCAAGCGCATAATAATAGTAAAAAGGGTGTTGCCTCTTTAAATTAATTTATGCGCATGATTCAAAAGGAATTAAAAAATTTACTGATATTGCTTAAGGCACAAAAAAACCCGCCGGAGCGGGTTATTTGTATGAGGTTTTGTGTTAACCGTGTCTGCGGAACTGCTGTGACTGGCTTAGCATTACTCTACCAGATACGTGAAGCATTGCAGCCTCTTCAGGGCTTATGCTCCACTCTCTATACTTTGGGTTGTCAGAAATTACGAACAGATCATTTTTAACTTTTTGAAGACGTTTGACGAAAGTGTCAC